GGTTTACAAGTCTAAGAATTGGCTGCCATCTTACGAAGACAAGAATTATAAAGAAGGGTCAATATATGTGTCAGAAAAGCCAACCGAAGATTTGTCCGTCATGCGGTCAAAGTCAAAGACGGTCATTGCCACAAAATTCAAGGCTGCATAAGCTTTTTACTATGATGAGTGAGCAGTTAAAAGGCAAGGATGGGCTGTATCACCCAACTATGTATTGGAAAGTTTTGTCTAAAGACCAATGGCTGGGATATGACGAAGTGCAACATCCTGACGGCCGTACAATATATGCTTTAAAGTCTACAGCTAACCTTAGTGTAGAAGAACTTAATAATTTTATGAATGAAGTTGAACGATACTGCGCTGTGCGTGGTATTTATTTACAGGATTAATCATGGCAAACAAAAACAACTTAGCTTCTGCTCATAAGTTAAAAGACGAAACAAGGTCGTTTAACAGAGCTGTAGTGTATTCACACCTTAACGATTCACCATCTTTTGCGTCAGACCTTGCTAGACGAATGAACTTAGCACCACACACCATTACAGAGTATTGCAAACACCTAGAGGAAACAGGTTACATTAGCTCTGTAATTGTAAACAAAGAGATGACACGGGTAAAAATGTACTTTAAAACAGACAAAGAAGATTACCCATGGCCAGCTAAAATTAAGAAATCTGACAACATTCAGCGTGAATACTTTAATCAAAGCTATCCTGGCATACATCAAGCTTTGTTAGACGCTATATATGAAGGTCGTATTAGTCCCGATGTTATTCGGTCACACAAAGAGTTAGACACAGACCATTGGGTAATACCTAAGAGAGATGGCTCACAATACAGAGGTAACTTTCAATCAAGCTTAAGTGGGGAATACAGTGCCTAATTACAGAAACAAGAAACTGTTAGAGTTATGCCGTGAGATACCTTGTCAATCATGTGGCGCTATGGATGGTACAGTATGTGCAGCACACTCTAATCAACTGCGTGATGGTAAGGGTACGGGAATTAAGGCCAGCGATGCTATGGTGGCTGCTATGTGTGCTAGATGTCACTTTGAGCTAGACAATGGCATGGCGTTAAATAAGCAAGACCGTAAGGATATGTGGGACTTGGCTCATAGGATGACTATGCAATACTTTATTGAGCATGATATGCTGGTGGTCAAATGATTAAACTTACACTGCCATGGCCTCCAAGCACTAACCATTCACACCATTACGGAGGCAAGCGCAAGTTCTTAAGCAAACCTACACAGAAGTTTAGAGAGGCTGTGCAAGACATAGTTGTAGACGCTAACGCTAAGATAGAGGGAAGGCTGGCGGTGTTTTACGCTTTCTATCCACCAGACCGCAGACGCAGAGATATAGCCAACTACGAAAAACAGGCCACAGATGCATTACAAGCTGCTGGTGTGTTCTTAGACGATGAGCAAATAGACTTCATTTGGCTAGTGCGTAGGCACATTGTTAAGGAAGGTATGTGTAAGGTTGTAATTGTGCCATACACAGAGGTGCATCAAATGCTAGAAAAATACGAGGATTACATTTAATGGAACTAGGTAGAGTAATATATTATTTAGATATGTGGCGTGAGTATATGAAGTCAGACAACAACAAACTTGGCTATAAGTCTAAGTCTTCTGGCTTTCACACAGGAGGTGTACATTCGTTTGATGACATAGCTGACGAGGTTGATAACCATAGCGTAAGAGTAGTGGACAAGGTAATAGACGATTTGCCAGCTTTTCAACGAAATGCTATCTATGTGATCTACCTAGGTCAAAAGACTATGATGGACATGAAGGTATTAGATCGCTATTACGACAATGCAATGGCCATGCTACAGCAAAAACTAACTGAAAAGAATCTATACTAAATACTACTTGACAAACAGTCAAATTTGTGGTAATATACGACCTGCTGGTATAGTTGCGTCTATATGATTCATATACCAAGCATTTAATCCAATCTCCATTGGGTTCGGACTCCCCTAAAAGCTGAGTCCATTTTTTTGGGTGAAAGCTATGCAAGTAGCCCATCTATTCAAGGATAACTATATGCCATGGACTGCTAAACAGCACAGACTATTTCAAGCTGCTGCTCATGATCCGTCTATAGCAAAGCGTGTAGGGATCCCACAAGAGAAAGCAAGAATGATGGCTTCAGAGGGTGTAAAGAAAGACCCTAAGAAGTTAGCGGCTGCTCTCATGAAATAATAACTTATTCAATAACATATAGGTTGACTTAAATGGCTAATACCAAGAACACTCTTGGAGGAGCGCCTAAAGGTAATCAGAACGCTGTAAAAGGCAAGATGTGGTCTGACGCTCTCCGAAAAGAAATAATACAAAACGACCACCTAGGAAGCGGTCATATACGCATGAGTTGAGGGCGTGAAAGAAGTCCTCTGTATTGCTTATCTCAAAGTCTAAGGCACGCTCTAGCAACATAGACGCAACACGAGCAACAGGGTCATTGTCTTTGTGTCTGCGTGACACATCGGGTTTAGGCATACGGCTAAAGGTTGCAGCCTTCAGAGTCTGTACATTAGCCCACAAGATGTTGTAGTGAGATTGAGCCGTAGTTGTAGTACGGTCATCACGGTAGCGTTTGAGAATCTTCTCTACACGACCTTCCCACTTAGCAAACTCCTTGTCGTACTGGCTAAACATATCAAGGTATGTTTGTACCTCTGACATTATTTGCGAAACCTTAGCCATGAGTTATCCTTATGCGTAAACTACAGTTGCGCTTAGTGTGCCACCGACAACGATGTATACGCCAGAAGCAAAGCCAATAGGCATAGGCACCCATGTGCCACCAGTTAAAGCTACTGTTGTGTCTACTACTTTAGTAGATGTTGTAGTTGTAGCTGAATCGTAAATGGTTACTGTACCAACAGTTGATGATGATACAAATATACCCAATAGCTTGCAGCCGATAGGTGATACATTGCCTGTTGCAGTGATTTGTTTGTAACCACCAACATGATTAGCAATACCGCTCATAGTTAAATCCTTTTAGGTTGTTTAGGCTGTGTGGCCCATAGTTCATTGAGTGTGACATCGGTCTGTCCGACCATAATGCCTCTAATTGGTTTGTCTTCTACCACAGGCTTATGTTCCTCACGCCAGTTGATAGCAGCATAACGCATAGCATCTGCCGCATGAGATGTCCAATCGTGTCTAGGTTTATCCCTAAACATTTTCTTGTCATCATCCCACTCACGCTGATACTGTTTGAGAGCCTCTAGGCCATCATAACAACGCTCTTTATCAAACCATGCTTTAGGCATCATTTGTCTTACCGCCTGTATGCCATCATGTAGTGATAGACTAGGTGTGATTGCCATCTTAGTTATGCTCAAGTGTTCGGCCAACATCTCAATGACTGATTTACCACCAGACGCTAAGGTCTTAGCTCTAGCATCGTGTGGTAAGAAGTGCGTCTTGTATTTATAAGGCTTGCTTAGTATGTGTGCAGCGTAATGATCAATAGACTTGCCACTAGCAGCGTAGAAGTCAATGAAGTGAACCTCACCTTGCACTACTTGGTAGGTAAACACGGCTGTATCGTCAGAGTATCCTAAGTCCCATGCAGTAAACACAGGGGCAAACTCATCATACTCTACGCCAGTTATGCGCCCATCTTGCTCTGCTTGGTATAACTCACGACCCCATATTGCACCAGGCAATGCAGCATCAAAGTCACACTCCATCTCTTGACGCCAAGCATCCTCAGATAGTTCAGACTTAAGCGAGTCTATTTCAGACTGAGGCAATATGCCTGAATCGTCCACTGTTATCTTTAGGGCTAACCACTCATCAGAATGACAAGCTCTATCGTATGTCTCATAGAACGCGTTTCTGCCCTTAGGCGTACCGATTATGACCGCTTTACCTTGTCTATCAGCCAATGCAGGACGGATGATGTACTGGAATACATTAGCGCGCCAATCCCCATACTCGTCACACACAATGCTATCAAGGTAAAGACCACGAAGGCTGTCAGCATTATCAGCACCAAATAGCTGAATCCTTGCACCGTTCTTAAAATCAATGCGTAGCTCTGACTCATTAATGACGATGCCATCAATTACCCTAGTAAAGTATTTAAAGTAGTCCCATGCTACAGACTTAGCTTGCTTATAGAAAGGCGCTATGTATGCTGCACGAAAGTCATTACGCTTGCTCATCACAGCTTCTTTAATAAGCTGGTTGACACACGCTACTGTCTTACCTGCCCTACGGTGGGCTACTACAACCTTCCATCGCTTGTTGCTAGTGTGTAATGGTTGAAATGCGTCCCTGGGCTTGTAAGGTATTATTCTTGCCATGCGTAGACTTCAACATCAGCAGTCAGCTGAGTTGTCTGTTCAATCGCTTTTAAATCAGGTAAGACTTTGTCTAATAAAGTCTTTGCTATATTAACTTGTATTGCTGTTAGCTCTACTTCACCTTGAAATGCGCTATATAATCTATTGATTATTTGGGTAGCTTGTATCTTGCCACGCACATCTTCCTGGTGGCGTCTACCTATTGGTCTGCCAGCTTGTCTTTTTTCTTCTGTCATATATGTTCACAAGAGTGGTCTTATGCCCCATAATTGTTAAGTTACTTCATTAATGCAGCCGCTAACTTCTTAGGGTCTTTCTTTACGCCCTCTGAAGCCATCATAGCTGCCTTGTCTTGTGGAATACCTACACGCTTTGCTATAGACGCATCATGAGCAGCAGCTTGAAACAGTCTGTGCTGTGATGGTGTATATGGCATATAGTTATCCTTGAATAGATGGGCTACTTGCATAGCTTTCACCCAAAAAAATGGACTCAGCTTTTAGGAGAGTCCGAACCCAACGGAGATTAGGTTAAAGCTTGGTATATGAATCATATAGACGCAACTATACCAGCAGGCGTATATTACCACAAAATGGCTCGTTTGTCAAGTAGTATTTAGTATAGGTTTTTTTCTGTTAGTTTTTGTTGCAACATTACCATTGCATTGTCGTAATAGCGATCTAATACCTTCATGTCCATCATAGTCTTTTGGCCAAGGTAAATTACATAGATAGCATTACGCTGAAATGCTGGCAAATCGTCTATCACTTTGTCCACTACTCTTACGCTGTGGTTGTCTACCTCGTCAGCTATATCATCAAACGAGTGTACACCACCTGTATGAAAGCCAGATGACCTAGACTTATAGCCTAGCTTGTTGTTGTCTGATTTCATGTATTCACGCCACATATCTAAATAATATATTACTCTACCCAATTCCATTGATGCGTTCCTTTGCTATGTTGTAATAACCTTCATCTAGTTCTATGCCGATAAAGTTACGATTAAGGTTTTTACAGGCAACGCCAGTTGTTCCGCTTCCCATTGTAAAATCTAATACAGTTTCATTTTCTTGTGTATAAGTTTTAACAAGATATTCAAGAAGTGTTAAAGGCTTTTGTGTTGGATGTTTACCAACTTCAGTATTAAATTTTTGAATAGAACTTGGATATCTTAATTCATTATTGCCATTGTGGTTAGCATGGGTCATTTCTAAATTATTAAGAGCTTCTCTTTTGCCTGTATTTGTTGGATTATATTTGTATTTAGTTCTATTTAAACCAGCACCTTTTCTTTGTTGCATTATAGGAAAATATTTAGGTGATGTTTTACAAAACACCAATACACTTTCATGCTCTTTCATTGGCGCATATTTTAATGTAGCAAAATTACTGCCTCTATTTTTTTCCCATATCCATTCATGTTTAAACATTTTAATGTTTGACATAACCAATGCAGAAGTAAATGGTTGACTAGCAGTAAATATAATTGCGCCATTATCTTTGATAATACGCTTTAACTCTGCCCACATAGGCTCAAAAGGTATAACACTATCCCATTTGCAAGCAGTCGTTCCGTAAGGTGGGTCTGTAATGATTGCATCTATACTGGCACTAGGGATTGTCTTCATTACATCCAAGCAATCCCCTAGCCTTAAATCAATCATATGTAATCCTCGTATTTTTCTAGCATTTGGCTAGTGCGTAGGCAAATTGTTAAAGAAGGTATGTGTAAGGTTGTCATTGTGCCATACACCGAGGTACACCAAATGCTAGAAAAATACGAGGATTACATTTAATGGAACTAGGAAGAGTAATATATTATTTAGATATGTGGCGTGAGTACATGAAGTCAGACAACAACAAGCTAGGCTACAAGTCTAAGTCCTCTGGCTTTCATACAGGCGGTGTACACTCGTTTGATGACATAGCTGACGAGGTAGATAACCACAGCGTAAGAGTAGTGGACAAGGTGATAGATGATCTGCCGGCATTCCAGCGCAATGCCATATATGTGATCTACCTGGGCCAAAAGACAATGATGGACATGAAGGTATTAGACCGTTATTACGACAATGCAATGGTAATGTTGCAACAAAAACTAACAGAAAAGAATTTGTATTAACCTTTGTCCATATAGGCTGCAATTAGTCTGTGTTCTTCTGCTGTGCCATCATTCTTAATACGATTGGCTCTTGCGCTTATTATTTGAACATTGCCTTTAATGTAGCCTAGCTTTGGGTCAACTCTGTCAAATGAAGGGCTATTCTCTTTTCTAGCTTCAGCAAACCAATCAAGTTCAAGGCCAAGCACAGGGCAGACCATATTCCATGTAATGTCATGGTAAGATAAATCCCATCCCCATTTGCTAACTTTAGCGTTTTGACGCTTTCGTCTAAAGCAATCCATAATGGCACGGCTTAAATCATCAGCGTGTCTACCTGTGTATCGTCCAGTACGAGCAAACCTTTCCTGTAATATCTTAGCTCTTTCTGTAGAGGATTTTAACATCACGCCTCTAAGGTCTTTAGTAAGTGTTGGATAATACTTTGCTAAGACTTGTCTAATGTATTCCCTACTAACGCCATAAATATCACCAATCTCTTGCAAAGTCTTGCCTTGAACAGACATCTCATAGACTTTAATTGATTCTGTTTTCCACACTATCTTATTCATAATAGCCCCTAATTGACAATTCATTAATTATAGCATAGACAAAGCATTGCGTGTAAAGTTCGTTTGTGGTAATATACGACCTGCTGGTATAGTTGCGTCTATATGATTCATATACCAAGCTTTAACCTAATCTCCGTTGGGTTCGGACTCTCCTAAAAACAGAGTCCATTTTTTTGGGTAAAATTAATATACATACTACTGGTATTAGTTGAAAGTAACCCATCTATTCGAGGATACCTATATGCCATACACACCATCACAGCACAGATTGTTTCAAGCTGCTGCTCACGATGCGTCTGTAGCAAAGCGTGTAGGTATTCCACAAGAGAAAGCAAAGATGATGGCTTCAGAGGGTGTAAAGAAAGACCCACAAAAATTAGCTAAAGCATTAATGTCTTAACAACGCTTATGAGGCATCAGACCACTCTGATGAAGCAAAATGGCAGAACAAATAGAATATATAGAAGTCAGCAAACTAATTCCGTACGCTAACAACGCTAGAACGCATGATGACAACCAGGTCACTCAAATTGCGTCTAGTATTCGTGAGTTTGGTTTTAACAATCCCATTTTAATTGATGATAATTACGGGATTATTGCTGGCCATGGTCGCTTAATGGCTGCTAAAAAGTTAGGGCTATTAGAAGCGCCTACTATAAAGCTGTCCCATTTAAGTGATGCCCAGCGTAAAGCATACATACTTGCGGATAACCGTATAGCTATGAATAGTGGTTGGGATAATGAATTGCTTGCGTTAGAGTTAAAAGAACTAGACGATGACATAGACTTGTCGTTGCTAGGCTTTGACGCTGATGAGCTAAATGCGTTGCTAAACCCTGTAGAACTAACAGACGGCTTAACAGATGAAGACGCTGTGCCTGAAGTGCCTGATGAGCCTGTTACTAAATTAGGCGATATATATCAGTTAGGCAATCATCGTTTAATGTGTGGTGATAGCACTAGCATAGATGCAGTAGAAAAACTTATGGATGGTCAATTAGCAGACCAACTAGTTACAGACCCTCCGTATAACATAGCTTACGAAGGTGGCAGTAAAAAACGAGAACAAATTAAAAATGACGAAATGGCCGACACTGAGTTTAGGCAGTTTCTTAAAGATGTATATATAGCTGCTGATGCAGTAATGAAAGCTGGCGCTGTATTTTATATATGGCACGCTGATACCGAGGGTTACAATTTTAGGGGTGCTGCCAGGGATATGGGCTGGAAAGTTCGTCAAACTCTTATATGGAATAAAGACAATTCTGCTTTTGGCAGGTCTGATTACCATTGGAAGCATGAGCCTTGTTTGTATGGTTGGAAAGAGGGCGCAGCTCATTTATGGGCAACAGATAGAAAACAAACTACTGTAATTGCGTGTAAAAGACCATCAAAAAGTGACTTGCACCCTACTATGAAGCCAGTAGAGTTAATGGAATATCAAATACTAAACAATACTAAAGGCGCAGATATTGTATTAGACTTATTTGGTGGTTCTGGCTCTACAATGATAGCAGCAGAAAAAATAGGTCGTTATGCGCGTTTAATGGAATTAGACCCTAAGTATTGTGATGTTATAGTAAAGCGCTGGGAAGAGTTTACTGGCAAGAAAGCGGTGCTACTATGATATTTAAACGCTGGGCTATAAGATATAAGCATGACAAGTCACCAATAGACGCTGGTGCTTATGTGCATAAAGATGCGGCTATAAAGGCTTTAGACGCTATGGCTAACAAAGATAAGCTAGAAGTGGCCCTAATAGCTATTATGAGCGTAGAGCTTGCAGAGCATTTAGCTGGCAATCTTTCGGAGTTATAAAGATGGCTCAAGGAAAAGAACATAAACCTACAGAGGAAAGCAAGAAGGTTGCTCGTACCTTATCTGCTGTGGGTATTACATACGAGGACATAGCCAATAAGCTTGATATAAGCTCTGATACGCTTGTTAAGTATTATAAGAAAGAGTTAGATGCTGGTCGTGTAGATGCTAACGCCTCTATTGGGCAGACATTGTTTCAGCAAGCTAAAGACGGTAACACAAGCGCTGCAATCTTTTGGTTAAAGACAAGGGCTGGCTGGAAAGAAACGCAAGTAAACGAACACGCTGGTAGTGTTGCAATATACGCATGGGAAGAATAGTAATACCCTATAAGCCTCGTCAAGCGTTTATGCCTTTGCATAATAGCAATAGGCGATGGAAGGTAATAGTTGCTCACCGTAGGGCAGGTAAGACAGTGGCTTGTGTCAACCAGCTGATTAAAGAAGCTGTAATGACTAAGCGTAATGACTTTCGTGCAGCATACATAGCGCCATTCTATAAACAAGCTAAGTCTGTAGCATGGGACTACTTTAAATACTTTACTAGGGTAATTGATGGCATCGTCATTAATGAGTCAGAGCTACGCATTGATTTTAAGAACGGTGCAAGGATTCAGCTTTTTGGTGCTGATAATGCTGACAGCCTTCGTGGTCTTTATCTTGATAGTATCGTCTGTGATGAGTATGGTGATTGGAGGGCTAATGTATTCCAGTACATCATCCGTCCTGCATTGGCTGATAGACAAGGTAAAGCGGTCATAATCGGTACGCCTAAGGGTAGAAACGCCTTTTGGCAGACATACGATAGAGCTATACACTCCGATGATTGGCTGGCTTTAAAAATAACAGTTAGTGATTCAGGCATACTACCGCAATCAGAGATTGACTCATTAAAGCAAGAGTTATCTGAAGACGCATGGCGTCAAGAGATGGAGTGTGACTTTGATGCTGCATTGCCTGGTGCTATATGGGGTCGTGAGTTATACCAAGCAGAGCAAGATGGACGCATAACTGGCGTAGAGTATGATGAGTTTGCCCCTGTGTTTACAGCATGGGACTTAGGCTACTCAGACGATACTGCGGTGTTCACCTATCAAGTAATACAAGGTGAGGTTCACTTCATTGACTACTACGCTGCTAGTGGTAAGTCTATTGACCACTACGCTGCACACATACTAAGCAAGCCTTACAAGTATAAGACACACTTCCTACCACACGATGCTAGAGCTAAGACCTTGGCCTCTGGTGGTAAATCAGTCATTGAGATGTTGGCCGAACACTTGACCATACAGAAGATGGCAATCACACCTAGCTTATCACTACATGATGGCATACAAGCAGTAAGGCAAATGATGCCGAGAGCGTGGTTTGATAAAGAGCGTTGCTATGACGGCTTAGAAGCTCTCAAGCAGTATCAGAGAGAGTGGGACGATGACAAAAAGATGTTTAGGGATAAACCTAGACACGATTGGACATCTCATGCTGCTGATGCTATGCGCTATGCTGCTATCAACTGGCGTGAAGAAGCTAAACCTGTGATAGAAGACAAACCAATTAGAGGCATTATGGTCGGACAGACTGATGTGACTCTTGAAGAACTATGGGCTACACAGCCTAAACAACCTAAAAGGATTTAACTATGAGCGGTATTGCTAATTATGTTGGTGGCTACAAACAAATCTCTGC